ACGGGTGGTGGATGTATAGCATTATCTACCCCTTATGGTACAGGTAATTGGTTCCATAAAACTTGGATTAGAGCAGAAAATAATGAAAACGATTTTTTACCTATTAAACTCCCTTGGTACGTTCACCCAGAACGTGACCAAAAATGGAGAGATAGACAGGATGAGTTACTAGGTGACCCTAGAATGGCAGCACAAGAATGTGACTGTGATTTTAGCACCTCAGGTGATACTGTATTCTATGCTGAATATTTAGAATTTTATGAGCAAACTTATATCAAAGATCCTCTGGAAAAACGAGGTGCTGACCAAAATTTATGGATCTGGGAACCCGCTGATTACTCAAGAACCTACATCGTTGTTGCTGATGTTGCTCGTGGAGATGGGAAAGACTACTCTGCGTTTCATATTATCGATATTGAAACGAATACTCAAGTTGCTGAATATAGAGGACAATTAGGAACAAAAGAATATGGTCATTTATTAGTAGGTATAGCTACTGAATATAATGAAGCTTTACTTGTAGTAGAAAATGCTTCTATTGGGTGGGCTACTATTCAAACCATAATTGACAGAGGATATACTAATCTTTATTACTCAACTAAAAGTGATGCCACGAAAAGTGATTCGTATTTTGACAAATATATGGATACGAGTAAAATGGTACCGGGTTTTAGTATGACATCTAGAGTTAGACCTTTAATTATAGGTAAACTTCAAGAATATGTTAACGATAAATCAGTCACAATCCAGTCTAGACGCCTAATAGAAGAAATGAAAGTCTTTATGTGGAAAAATGGGCGTGCTGAAGCACAACAAGGTTATAATGATGATTTAGTTATGGCATTTGGTATTGGTATGTTTATGCGTGATACATCATTTAAGTTTAGTCAACAACACTTAAATATGAGTAAAGCTACTTTAAACGGTATCTCTACTAACAAAGTATCTTGGAAAGGTGGTTATAATGCTAATAGTACTGATAACCCCTACATGCAAGAAATAAATGGAAAGCAAGAAGACATTAGTTGGCTTCTTAGATAATATTTATAATAATAAACAGAATTATGGCTGATAAAGGCTTATTTACTAGATTACAAAGACTATTCTCATCAGATGTTGTTATCCGCAATATAGGTGGTGACCAACTAAAAACTGTTGATACTGATCATATCCAAACCTCAGGAGAATTTGCTACAAATTCCTTAATGGACAGGTATAAAGGAGTATATCAAAATCCTTCATCAACTTCATTGTATGGTTCCCAGTTCAATATGAACTACCAGTACATGAGAAGTATGCTTTACTCAGACTATGATGTAATGGATACAGATGCTATTATTGCTTCTGCCCTCGATATCATTGCTGATGAGTGTTCATTAAAGAATGATATGGGGGAAGTATTACAAATAAAATCCTCAGATGAAGATATTCAAAAAATCCTTTATAATCTATTTTATGATGTATTGAATATCGAATTTAATCTCTGGGCTTGGACACGTCAAATGTGTAAGTATGGAGATTTTTTCTTAAAACTAGAAATCTCTGAAAAATTTGGTGTATACAACGTAATCCCTTATTCAGCATATCATATTGAAAGGCAAGAAAATTTCGATCCTGAAAACCCATCTAAAGTAATATTCAATTACAACCCAGATGGTTTTTATGGTGGTTCTTCTTCTGGTTATTATAGTGTTCCAAACCAACAGAACTCTAATCTAATTCAATTTGATAATTATGAGATTGCTCACTTCCGTTTACTTTCGGATATGAACTATTTACCTTATGGTAGATCATATATTGAACCAGGCCGTAAATTATACAAGCAATATGCGTTAATGGAAGATGCTATGTTAATTCATAGAATTGTACGTGCACCTGAAAAGCGTATTTTTAAAATCAATGTTGGTTCTATCCCACCAAATGAAGTAGAAAACTTCATGCAAAAAACTATTTCAACACTTAAGCGTACTCCATATATGGATGAGCAAACAGGTGAATATAACTTGAAATATAATATGCAAAATTTACTTGAAGATTTTTACCTACCAGTTAGGGGGAATGATCAAGCAACTCAAATTGAAACTACACCTGGTTTATCATATGATGGTATTCAAGATGTTGAATATTTAAGAGAAAAATTATTTGCTGCTCTTAAGGTGCCAAAAGCATTTATGGGTTATGACGCTGATTTATCAGGTAAAGCTACATTAGCAGCAGAAGATATTCGTTTTGGTCGTACAATTGACCGTATTCAACGCATTTTAATCTCAGAATTATATAAAATAGCACTAGTTCATTTGTATGCTCAAGGGTACAGAGATGAACAATTAACTAATTTTGAATTAGATTTAACAACACCTTCTATTATTTACGATCAAGAAAAGATCGCATTAATGAAAGAAAAAGTAGATCTAGCAGGTCAAATGATGGAAAATAAACTCTTTCCAACAGACTGGATTTATGAGCACGTTTTCCATTTCAGTGAAGACCAATATGAAGAATATAGAGACCTAATTGTACAGGATCAAAAACGTCAATTCCGTTTATCTCAAATTGAGACTGAAGGTAATGACCCACTTACAACAGGTCGTTCATATGGTACACCACACGATTTAGCATCATTATATGGTCAAGGTAGAGTAGATTCAGACCCATCAAATGTACCCGATGGTTATGATGAAAAGAAACCATTAGGACGCCCTGAAGAAAAAGTATCTAATATTAATACTCAAGATAATGTATTTGGTAAAGACCGTTTAGGTAAGAAAGAAATGAAAACCGATGACCAATTAGGTATAAGAGAAAGTGCCGAAAAGAATTTACTTAAAAATCGTTCTTTATTAGAATCAATGAGTAAAGAAATAGTGTTTACATCCGACAAAGCTAAAGAATCATTGTTAGATGAAAAAAACATTAAAGAGTAATATTTTCTTATATATTTATAATAAATCCTAGTAGGAATGAACATTAAACATTCAAAGTACAAAAATACTGGTATCCTTTTCGAACTATTAGTTCGTCGAGTAACTGCTGACACTCTTAATGGAGTAGATTCTGCCGCAATTAAACTTATCCAAAAATATTTCGTTAAATCAGAATTAGGAAAAGAATATAAACTATACGAAGCGTTAACTAAAACTACTTCTCTAACAGAAAGTAAAGCTAACGTATTAATTCAAACCTTATTAGAGTCTTCTAAAAAACTTAATCGTGGTTCCTTAAAAAGGGAAAAATATAACCTGATTAATGAACTTAAAAGTAACTATAATCTAGGAGAATTTTTTAGTACTAAACTTCCCCATTATAAAGTACATGCTGCTTATTATATGTTATCAGAAGTTCAAAGTAGTAAAGCTTTAGTAGATACAAATCTTATTGTTAATAATAAAATGACGTTGTTAGAACACCTATCAACATCAGATATTAATGAAAAGAAAGTTGAAGCTGATGTGTTACAAGAATTCCAATCATACGATAAAGATACTCGTATGCTTACTTATAGAATTTTAATGGAAAAATTCAATGGTAAGTATGATGGTTTACATACTAGCCAGAAAGAAGTACTTAGACAATATGTTAATTCAGTAGATTCAACACCTGTATTAAGAGAATTTTATAATATAGAAGTAGATAAAATTCACATTCAATTAAATGAATTAAATTCCAAAGTAACAGATAAAGCTATTCAAATTAAAATCAATGAAGTATCTACTTTAATTGAAAAATTAGATAAGACATCAAATGTTACAAGTGATAATATTGTTAACATTCTCCAATATCTTGAATTAGTAGAGGAGTTGAAAACTGCTCATGGCTAAGATAGGCGATTCCTCATCATCAGGTGGTATTGAAACCACAGTAACTAATATTGACCCGGTAACGGGTCAAATTACTTGGGACGTCGATTATACTGCTGACTATAAAAAATTATTTAAGGATATAACTGACCTAATGAATACTGCTAAAGAAGTAGCAGACATTACAGGTGAAGATTTCTTTAGAGACCATTATTTAGACATTAAAAAGCGTAGAAATGAGTTAAGAACTTATTTACGTAATAATAAATCTGAAGAATATGCTCGTATTAAAGGTATGAACGAAACCAGCTCTACAGGAGGTGGTAATAGTTTTTCTTCACAAGCAGGAGCCGGTGCTCAATATGCTACACCTAATGCCTTTAGTAAAAATAAAAAAGGTAAATATGCCGATGGAGGTATGTATACTAAGAAATTTGGATATAAGTTAGTCCCGAAACCACATTCTACTAAAGGTGTAGAAGTTAAATATTTATGGGGGAAGAAATAATATGTATAAGTATAAATTAAATTTAAAAGAACGCGATGAAAGTCGAGCTGCATACCAAGAAAAACGTATTGCGGCTTTTCAGGATATCGAAAAATATTTAAATAGTTTATACCCTTTGATAGATAAAGCTAAAGACGAAACAATAGCTTACTACCAAAGTAAACCTGAATCATATAGTGTTTTATATGCTACTGATTTAATTTTAGACTATTTAAAAGACATTGACAAATTATTAAAACAACAGTAATGAAAACACTTCAAGAACAATTCAACCTTATTAAAGAAGGAAAAGGACACAAAGATGTGTTTATGAAATCTGCTTTGAGACAATTTCCAAATTTGTTTAATAACCTAACTGATTTTCCAACAGCAGTAAAAGTATTAAAACAAAAATCAATTATCTCAGAAGGTATAGGTGGGGTAGTTACTCAAAACACAGTAAACCCTTTTACTAACTGGGAAAACTTTTTAGCTGAAGAAACTGCAGCTGGAAAAAAAGATGAAGCTATTAAAGCTGTAGCTAAAGAGCCTAATAAAGAAGTAGTCGATATGGAAACCAGAGGCTATGATTATAAAGATCCTAAGCTTATTGATAACATATATGGTGAAGCGTTTTTACAAGGGTACTATACTGAAATGAAAGACCCATCAAATAAACTTAAAACTGTAGATGAATTAAAAGCCATTGTAGCTAAAAATATGATAGGTGATATGACATACTATGCTACTAATGCTCAATTTGGTATTAAAGGTATAGGTTATACAGAAGATGCTCCTGGATTAAAAGTATCAGATAAAGAACTTAAAGGTAAATATGCTTCATCTGGAATGGAAGAAGTTAAATTAAAAGAAGATATGATCAAATTAACAGATTTAATTAATGAAGCAGTCGCAGGTTACGTTGATGTACGTCCTGTAGGAATGACTATGGAAAACGCAAGAACCGATGCTGAGGAAGAAGGCTATAAAGATGGTATGCGTGATGAAAAAGAAGACCTAAAAGCTAAACCTAAAAAGAAAAAAGCTAAAAAAGAATCAATTGATACTAAATTAGCTGAAATAGGTAAACAAGGTGATATCGTAAAGTTAGAAGCACAAATAGCTTATGTTGATGAGTCTATCGATTTAAAAAACGAAAGAATCGCAATGGTAACAGAGGATGAAAATTTATCTGAGTTAGTAGATAAAACTAAAATGAAAGAAATGCAACGCGAAGTTAAGGATCTTGAAAGAAGAAGACTTAAAATGGAAAAGTTGTATGAAAAAATGTGTGGTAAGGCCTATTCAAAACCAGAAATGGTAGATGAGGTTGACGAGATGGAATACTAAAATGAAAAAGGTTCTAGTCGAAACTCAATTATTTAAACCTAAAGGTTTACTACTATCAGAAGGTAAGATGTCTAATAGAGGTAATCCTATGGTTGAGGGTATCTTAGCGACTGCTGAAGTAAAAAACGGCAATGGTAGATATTACTCTAAAGACTTGTGGGAACGTGAAATTGATAAGTATAATGTTTTAGTTGAAGAAAACCGAGCATTAGGCGAACTCGACCATCCAGAATCATCAGTAATCAACCTTAAAAATGTATCTCACAATATTACAGAAATGTGGTGGGACGGAAATGAGGTAATTGGTAAAATTGAAATTCTCCCTACCCCATCAGGTAACATTCTAAAAGCACTAATTGAAAGTAATATCACAGTAGGTGTATCATCACGTGGTATGGGTTCATTAGAAGAAAAAAGTGGTGTACTAGAGGTACAAGATGATTTTGAATTATTATGTTGGGATTTTGTATCAACACCCTCTAACCCAGGTTCATATATGGAGTTGGTAAGAGAAGGAGTTGAATTCCATAACCCTGATCAATACGGTAAAGTTAATAATATCCTAAGGGAACTTATTTGTGCAAATTCATGCACTTGTTCTCTATAAAGAAGCCTGCTACCTTAGGCAAAAGATAGGCTCATAAAGCCTTAAACGCTCTCCGCAAGGGGAGCGTTTTTTATTTCCCGTTGTATATGTATAGTCGCAACGTGAGCAATATATCATGATCTATATGATATTCACTTAAACTAATCTAAATTACGTCTCCTAATAGGCGTACTCCACAAACTAAATTTTGAGGTAATTATGGCAAACAGAGATCTGCTAAAAGAAGCAATCGCTGATGCAAAAGCACTTAAAGAAACTGCTATTGCAAACGCAAAGGCTGCTCTAGAAGAAGCTTTCGAACCAAGACTTAAGTCAATGCTTTCGGCTAAACTTGAGGAAATGGAAAAGGAAGAAGAACTCGAAGAGACAGTAACGAACGAAGCTAAAGAAGAGCTCGATGAAAAATCCGATCGTAAAGACGGAGGTGAAAGTAAAGAAACTAAACGTACAGAAAAAATGAAGTACGGTAAGGATCTAGCTGAAGCTGAAGTAGACGAAGAGATGGATCTAGACGAAATCTTAGCTGAACTTGAAGGTGATATGTCGGAAGATGCAAGAACGGACGCTGAGGAAGAAGGCTACGAAGACGGTATGGAAGATGAAAAAGAAGACGAAGACAAGGATGAAGATGAAGAAATTGATCTTGATGATATGTCAGAAGACGATCTTAAATCATTTATCGAGGATGTAATCGCTGATATGGTTAATGACGGTGAATTAGAAGCTGGTGAAGAATTTGAAGCTGAAGACGATGAGTCTGAAGGTGAAGATATCGACATTGAAGTTGAAGATGAAGAAGAAGTAACTATTGATGAGAACGCACGTACTGATGCTGAGGAAGAAGGCTACAAGGACGGTATGAAAGATGAAAAAGAAGACATGGACGAAGGCTACGGCAAAGACGACATGGACGAAGGTGTAATGGATAAACTAAAAGCTGCTTACAACGATAAGGAATTACTTTCCAAAATCGTAACTGTAGATGGTGAAAAAGTTTCTCTTAAAGATCTTCTAGGATTAGCTGCTAGCGGTGCTTCTGCAGGCCAAGCTAAATCTGGTTCAGGTAAAACTTCATCTATTGGAGAAGCTGAAAAAGAAGAAATGGATGAAATGAAGAAAGAAATCGAAGAAATGAGAAACGACCTTCACGAAACTAATCTTTTAAACGCTAAACTTCTCTACACAAATAAAATTTTCAGAGCTAAAACATTAAAAGAAGCTCAGAAAGTTAAAGTTCTAGAAGCATTTGACAAGGCGTCGAATGTAAAAGAAGTAAAACTGATTTTTGAAACTTTAAACGAAGGTATGGTAACTAAGGTTACTAGAACTCCAATTAAAGAATCATACGGTTCAGCTTCTAAACCCGCAGGTGTTGCTAAAAAAGCTCCTATCATGGAAATTGATCCACAGGTAGCTAGATGGCAGAAACTCGCTGGTTTAAAATAATAATTAATATTTAAATTTTAGACAAATGTCACAATTAAATTCTCTTTTGAATGAGTCTGCTGGAAGTTGGAAAAACTTACAGTCAGATGCGGCTAAATTAGCCAACAAGTGGGATAAAACAGGTTTGTTAGAAGGTCTCGGTCACGAGAGCAAGAAAAACAGCATGTCAATGATCCTAGAAAATCAGGCTAAGCAATTAGTAACTGAAATTTCCCAAGATGGTGCTCCAGGTGCTGCAATTGGTAATAGCTTTAACACTCAAGCTGGTGCAGGTGCTCAGTGGGCAGGTATCGCTCTACCATTGGTACGTAAGGTATTCGGTCAAATCGCTGCTCAGGAATTCGTTTCTGTACAGCCAATGAACCTACCTTCAGGTCTAGTATTCTATCTAGATTTCCAATACGGTACAACTAAAGTAGGTGGTGCTACGGCTTCTCCAACTAACTTTACTGAAGGTGATTCACTTTATGGAACTAGAAACTCAGGTGATTACCCATTCTCTACAGATGGTGATGCTGGTAACGGTTTGTATGGTCCAGGTAGATTCGGTTTCTCATTGAATTCACAATCAGAAGCGGGTATTGCCGTTGCTGTAACTTCAGGATCAAATGCTACTGTAGGTTTCGATTCAGCTCTATCAGCTTCTGTTGCTGCTGACGAAGTTAAAGTAGTAACTATTTTGGCTGCTGCAATTCCTACAGGTCTTGATATTGATGCCCTTAGAGGTTTTGCTGTAACAGGTACAGGTATTGCATCTCAGCTTAATGCTTATAACAACACAAATGCTGCTGGCGATCTCAAAATGATTGTTTCATCTTCTGCTGTTAACTCTATTGTTACTGCTGATCTATTTTATGCTATCGTTCCTAACGATAACACATTAGGTGATTTCCAAAACAATGCTGCTATCCCAGAAATCAATATCCAAA